GCTAACTTCTCATTTGAAATGCACAATAATGTGTTAAGAATATTCCCCATTCCTAGAAACGATGGTATGATTTGGTTTGAATATATTCTTAAATCTGAAAGAATAGCAGGTTCAATTGATGCAAATAGTGGAGGTAATGTAAGTAATGTATCAAACGTTCCTTATACTAACCCAACATATACATCAATAAACTCAATAGGAAGACAATGGATATTTGAATATACTTTAGCATTAGTTAAAGAAATATTAGGATATGTTAGAGGAAAATACACTAATATTCCTATACCAAATGATAATTTAACTTTAAATTATGGGGATTTAGTAACAGCAGCAACATCTGAAAAAATAGCGTTAGTTGAAAAATTAAGATTATTCTTTGATGATACATCAAGACAAAAACTTTTAGAAAGAAGAGGAGCCGAAAGTGATGCTATGCAAACTGAGTTAAATAAGATTCCATTCGTAATTTACATAGCTTAATAAATAAATCATGGCATTATTTGGATCTAGTCGAGACGTGTCTTTAGTAAGACATTTAAATAAAGAATTATTACATAATATAGTAAATCAACAGTGTGCTTTTTATAAGTACGAACTTGAAAAAACAAATACTAATATATATGGAGAATCAGCAGGTGGAAAGTATTATTCTGGACCTATATTATTTAATTCATTAATTAACATTGGAGACAATACAAGTCCAACAAATGATTTTGGAGTAGATTTTGATTGGAGTATTACAGTAGCATTATTAAGAGATGATTTAGTAGAAGCGAATGTCCATCCTGAAGTAGGAGATATTATATTATATCAAGAAAGTTATTTTGAAATAGATAACACAGTTTTTACACAGTTTTGGGCTGGTAAAGATCCTGACTATCCTTATGAAAATAATCCATTAAATCCCGGATTATCCGAATTTGGATATAATGTTTCAGTAGTATGTTCTTGTCACTATGTTCCCTCAGACAGAATCGGGATTTCTAAAACTCGATTATAATATTTATAATAAAAAATGGCTAGAAAAAATAACCCAACACCTAAAACACAAAAGGAAATATCTATTTCTTTACAGACTCCTACTGAACAAAGAGGAGTAGGGTTCCAGCCTGTGGGAAATCCAAATGATGTAGTTGTCCCTAATAGAGCACAACAAACTTCATTTGATGGAGATGATGTAAAACCATTTAGTATTGGTATTCAAGATATTGATGAAGCTGTAATGTATTATTTTAAAAATGTCATTCAACCATTTGTAATTCAAAACGGAGAAAGACTAGCAGTTCCAATAATTTATGGTTCTCCTGAAAAGTGGAAATCATTTCAAAAAGACGGATATTATAGAGATGCTCAAGGTAGAATAATGGCACCCATGATAATGTTTAAATTAGATTCAATTTCTAAGAATAGAACGGTAGCAAATAAATTGGATGCTAATATGCCTAACAATTTTGGAGTATTTACTAAAAAGTATTCTCAAAAAAACACATATGATCAATTTTCAGTTTTAAATAATGTTGTTCCTGAACAAACATTTTATGCTACAGTTGTACCTGATTACTTAACAGTAACTTATTCATGTGCTATAATGACTTATTATGTAGAACAATTAAATAAAATTATAGAAGCAGTAGAATACGCTTCTGATTCATATTGGGGAGATCCTGAAAAATTTAAATTTCAAGCAAGGATAGATTCATTTGATAGAATACATGAATTATCAGATGATAAAGAAAGAGTAGTAAAAACCACATTTAGTATTAAATTAAATGGACATATAGTTCCGGATGTCCCTCAGAAAGATATTAACGCAATAAAAAAGTTTACTAATAAATCAAAATTAGTATTCACAACCGAAGTAGTAAATAAAATTTAAATAAATAATAGTTATGGAAACTAAACAATTAACACCCGAAGAAGTACAAACAATTAAAACCATTAGACAAGAAAGATCAGAAATAACGGATCAGTTTGGTGAAATTGAAATTCTTATCCAAGAATATGAAATGATTAAGCAAGACTTAAAAGAAAAATTATCATCTCTTAAAAAAAGAGAGGTAAAAGTTGGCCAAGAATTGCAAGAAAAATATGGGAGTGGAACTATAAATATAGAAAAAGGAGAATTTGTTAGTAGTATTTAACTTTGACAAAAATGTGTCATATTTATATCAAAACATAATATAAAACATGGCAACAACCCTAATTTCTCCCGGTGTAATCTCCATTGAGAATGATACATCACAAGTACGTCAACAACCAGTTACTGTAGGTGCCGCTATTATAGGTCCAGCAGTAAAAGGTCCTTTAGAAATCCCTACAGTAGTAACATCATACAGTGATTACCAAAATAAATTTGGTACTACATTTGTAAGTGGTAGTGATGTTTATACTTATTTTACATCGATTGCAGCTTACAATTACTTTAACAATGGTGGTGAATCATTATTAGTAGCAAGAGTAGCAAGTGCAAGTAGTGCTTGGACATTTGCAACTACAGCAACTGCTTCAGCAGGTAATAGTGCTATTAAAAGTATTCTTGAAAACAGAGAAGTATTTGTTCTTGAAGCACTATCCAAAGGTGTTATTATGAATTCCTCAAGTAGTATGGACACAGCAGGTGCTCTTGCTAGTGGATCTGCGGATAACGTTAGATGGGAAATCGTAAACTCCAATACAAGTTCAGGTACATTTAACTTATTAGTTAGAAGAGGAAATGACAATACATTAACTCCAACAATTTTAGAAACATGGACCAATTTATCATTAGATCCATTTTCTCCAAATTACGTTTCAAGCGTAATTGGTGATTACACATATGCATATAATTCAACTAAAAATCAAATTGAATTAACTGGTTCATATCCAAATGCATCAAGATATGTAAGAGTAAAATCAGTTCTTTTAACAACCCCAAATTATTTCGATAACTCAGGTGTTCCAAAAGCTGCATTTACAGGTTCCATTCCATTAGTAGCTAGTGGTTCATTTAGTGGAGGAGTAGGAGCATTATTTGGTATAACCCCGGGTGCATTTGCAAAATATTATGATACTATAGCGGCACAAACTCAAGGTTTAGTTGGAACTGATTATACTAATATGATTAATCTATTATCTAATACAGATGATTATAAATTTAATTTATTGTTAACTCCAGGTTTATGTGATTCTCTTCATACTACACAATGTACTTCAATTATTAGTAACACAGCAAATAGAGGTGATAACTTATATGTTTTAGATTTAGTACCTTACAATTCAACCACAACAGCAGTTACTGGACAAGCAGCTTCAAGAAATAATTCATACGCAGCTTCGTATTGGCCTTGGGTCCAAACTCAAGATCCAGATTCAGGTAGAAATGTTTGGGTTCCAGCTTCAACTTTAATGGCTGGTGTGTTTGCATATAACGATAAAGTAGCAGAGCCTTGGTTTGCACCTGCAGGTATTAACAGAGGAGGATTGACAAGCGTAATTAGAGCAGAACAAAAACTAACTCAATCAGATAGAGATACATTATATCAAGGTAAAGTAAATCCAATAGCAACTTTCCCAGGACAAGGAGTAGTAGCATACGGTCAGAAAACATTACAAACTCAAGCATCTGCTTTAGATAGAGTAAACGTTAGAAGATTATTAATTTCTCTTAAATCATACATTGGTCAAACTGCAAACGCTTTAGTATTCGAACAAAATACATTAGCAACAAGAAACCAATTCCTAGCTCAAGTAAATCCATATTTACAGTCAGTACAACAAAGACAAGGTTTATATGCATTTAAAGTGGTAATGGATGAAAGTAATAATACTGCTGATGTTATTGACAGAAATCAGTTAGTCGGAGCGATTTATATTCAACCTACTAGAACAGCTGAATTTATATATTTGAACTTTAACATTATGCCAACTGGTGTAGCATTTAGTTAATAAAAATAGAAATTGATTATATTTATAATAAACAAATAAAAACCCATGGCAGTATTAAACCCCAACGAAATATTTTTTACGGCATTTGAGCCGAAACAACAAAATAGATTTATTATGTATGTTGATGGTATTCCATCATATACTATTAAAGGAATAAGCGCAATTACTTTAACTCAAGACGAAGTAGTATTGAACCACATTAACATTTTACGTAAAGTAAAAGGAAAATCAAAATGGAGTAACATTACAATGACTCTTTTTGACCCAATCACACCTTCCGGAGCTCAAGCAGTAATGGAGTGGGTACGTTTACATCACGAATCAGTAACTGGTAGAGATGGTTATTCTGACTTTTATAAGAAAGATTTAACTATGAACGTATTAGGCCCAGTAGGTGATATCGTAAGTGAATGGATTATTAAAGGTGCTTTAATTGTAAATGCCAACTTTGGTGAGTATAGCTGGGATAATGAATCTGCAGCACAAAACTTAACACTGGAAGTCGCAATGGATTACGCAGTTCTCAACTACTAAGATATACTTATATACAAATCGACAATTATTGTCCTCCTATCTTAAAAAAGTAGGAGGATTTTTTATCAAAAGTAATATCTGTATATATTTATAATAAAATAAAATCTATGTCAAACGAAGTTACAAACAAATCCCCATTCCCAACTGAAATAGTTGAATTACCTTCTAAAGGTTTAGTCTATCCATCAACAAATCCGCTTTCAAGTGGAAAAATTGAAATGAAATATATGACTGCTGCTCATGAAGATATTTTAACGAACCAAAGTTATATTCAAAACGGTACTGTTTTGGATAAATTGATTGAATCCCTCATAGTATCAAAGATTAATTATGGAGATATTATAGTTGGTGATAAAAATGCATTACTAATAGCAGCCCGTGTTTTAGGATATGGAAAAGATTACGAATTTACTTACAAAGGAGAAAATGTAACTGTAGATTTAAGTACATTAGAACCTAAACCCATTGACGAAAGCTTATTTACTCCTGGTAAAAACGAATTCGAATATGAATTACCGGCTTCAGGTACTAAAATTACCTTTAAGTTATTAACTCATAGTGATGAAAATAAAATCAATCAAGAACTTCAGGGGTTAAAGAAAATTAATAAAAACGCTTCACCAGAATCATCTACTAGGTTTAAATATATGATTACATCAGTTAATGGAGACAGCACAACAAAAACAATCAGAGAATTCGTTGATAATTATTTTTTAGCTAAAGATACTAGATCACTTCGAGAATATATTAAGTCAATCCAACCCGATATTGATATGAAGTTTGATTTTGAAGGTCCAAATGGCTTAGAGGAGGGCTTAACTATCCCTATGGGGATTAGCTTTTTTTGGCCTGACGCAAGAATATAGACTTTACCTATTTTCTCAAATTCATGAAATAGTATTTCACGGGAATGGTGGCTATGATTGGGATACCATCTATAATATGCCTATTTGGTTACGAAAGTTTACATTTAATAAGATTAAAGAATACTACGATAAACAAAATAAAAATACTCAAGACGAAGATTCATGGACTAACAAATCAGGAGCAGCGGCCCAACACTCATCTCAAAATGTAAAAGTACCGGATTTTATCAGTAAATCCCCACAAACATACCAAACTAAGGCATCGCGAAAGTGATGCCTTTTAATATTTATTATAAATACATTTATTAAATGACAGATCCTAAGGAAAATCAAGGCCAAAATCAAGACGCTTCAAAAGTTCAAGAAACAATTAAATTTCAAAAAGAAGAAATTGATCTACTACGTAAAAGACTAAGTCTTCAGGAAGAAGGATATTCTTTATCTAGTTCATATTTAGAATCTTTAAAAGAGGTATTAGGAGTTAAAACTAAATTAACTGCTTCTGAAAATGACTTATATAGTATTGGTAAACAAATTAATAAATCCCTTCTTTCTCAAAAAGGAGGATATGATAATGTTAAAGATTTAACTAAACAAATAAAATCAAATCAAGACTTATTAAACAAATCATCAATAGCAGAAATAGGTTTAGTTAAGTCATTAGGAGAAGAAAAGGCAAAACAAGTAGACCAATCTTTTTCTGAACTAGTTACTATAGCCAACAAAAGTAAAAGACTTGAAGAGTATTATAAGCGAATGGAAAATGGGGAAAAAGTAGAAGTAAAAATATTAGAAGGTCTTAAGAACCAAATAGCAGCACATGAAGAAAACATTAAAAGAGCAGAAGAATCATTAAATCCTCTACAAAAACAATTACTATATTCAAAGGCACAGGCTTTAGAATTAAAAAAACAAAACAACGAAAGAGAGAAGGAAGAAGAATATCTTAATAAAGTTAAAAACACAACAGGAGTAATAGGAGCATTAATGGCTGGTATGAAGGAAATTCCATTCATAAAAGATCTTCCAGGAATAAATACAGCTCTAGAGGATGTTAGAAAAGAAATTATAAGAATACAAGTAGAAGAAGGTAGAACTGTTGGTAAAACCGAAGCTATGGGGATGGCATTTAAACATATCGGTAAGTCTATGAAAGAAAATTTACTTGATCCTACAGTACTTGTATCAGCGGCAGTAGGATTAATAGTAAAAGGATTTTTATCATTAAACGAAGCCCAAACAAATTTTGCAAGAACAACTGGATATACTGCAAGTAGGTGGGATGCTACAAGTACAAGTGTAACTACACTTTCTGATTATATTAAAACCGCTAATGATTTAACTAAACAATTAGGATTTAATGCTGATTTAATTTTTACTTCTAAAACTTTACAAGAAGCAACTGAAATGGTTGAACTTATGGGGATGAGTAGTGAAGAGGCAGGTAAATTAGCTATGCTTTCTAAATTAAATGGAACTGAATTAAAAAAAGCAAATGAAAGTGTAATTAAAACAGCAGGTAATTTTAATAAAACTAATAGAACAGCAATAAACCAAAAACAAATATTAAGTGATGTAGCTAATACATCTAATGTTATTGCAGTTAATTTAGGGGGAAATGCTTCAAAAATAGCCCAAGCTAACTTAGAGGCAAGAAGATTTGGTTTATCATTAGAAAAAGCAGACCAAATAGCAAGTTCATTACTAGATTTTGAATCATCTATCTCAGCAGAAATTGAAGCCGAATTATTAACTGGAAAAGATTTAAATCTTGAAAAGGCTAGATTATTAGCTTTAAATGGTGAAACAGCTGAACTTACTAAAGAAATAGGCCAAAATCAAGATATAATAAGTGCATATACTTCAGGAAATAGATTACAACAAGAAGCAGTAGCCAAATCTGTTGGTTTACAAAGAGAAGATATTGCTAAAATGATAATAGACCAAAAAGCACAATTAGGATTAACAGATGAACAAGTACAAAAAGCATCTGGAATGAATGAAGAAGACTTCAAAAGACTATCAGTTCAGGAAAGTATAAATAAATCAATGAGTAAAATGGGGGAAGCATTAGCGGGTCCATTAGAAATGTTAGCATCTATGGTAGCTGGTGTAACCCAATTTTCAGGTATTATAACTGCAGTAATAGGATCTTTTGTAATATTTAAAGGTATTCAGTTATCTATATTAGGAATACAAAAAATATCTGCTACTTATGAAGCTTTAAAATTAGGTTATGCTACTGCTCAAAGAGGAGCAGCATTAGGTTATAATGGTATTTTATTAGCTAGACAAGCAATACTAAGTGGAGAATTAGCAAAAAGTATAGGTATAGCAGCTGCTTACGCTATAGCAAATCCTTTTGCTGCTTTGGCTGGATTAGCAATAGCTGCCGGGGTAGGATTGGTAGTATATTCTCAAATGAAGGATGGTGTTATTGACCCTAAAAAAGGCCCTATAGTATCTGGAGAATTTGGTACAGTGCAATTAAATCCTAATGATCAAATAGTAGCAGGAACCGATTTAGCAGGTAGTAAAAAACCAAAAGGTGGTGGATCTCAACCTTCAATAGATATAACTCCTATGGTACAAGAACTTCAAGCTGTAAAAGCGGTTTTAGGTCAAATCCTAGCAAAAGATACTACAGTTAAAATGGATAGTAATAAAGTAGGACAATCCCATAATATTGGAGCAGTTAAAGTTCAATAATATATAATATTTATAACAAACAAATAAAAACATAACATGGCACTTTTAGACAGATTAACAGCAGGTCCAGGTTCAGTACTTTCAACAGGTAACGGAACAACACCTCCAACAAACGTAGGGGCAACTACATTATCAAAACTTCATGCTGATAATGATCAACCCGGATATTCATTAAACGGCGCGAATGCAGTCGACGTAAGAGCGGCATACAACGCTTATAACGACGGAGTTCCCAACCTGATACCAAACCCATCATTATTAGACTTAAACGGAATAAGACCTTCTACTTACAGAGATACTGGCCCTATTGATGGACATTATTAATAATTAAGTATGCCTCTTTTAGATTTAAGAACAAACCTAAAATCCCTAAAATATGGGAATGATAGGCCTGGAGGTGGTGATAGTGGACAACCATATATCAAGAAACCTCTGTATGCCGATCCCAACAAAATTCCTGTTGGTAATGGGGTAGTATTAGCTTCGATTCATACTCTTGAGGATGTATCAAGATTAACTAAAATGTTTTTTGATCTAAAATCTCCAAATGGTCCTTTATTCATTTTAAATCAAAATTTACTATCAAGAACTGGAGTTAAAACTCAAGCATCTGGATTAATCAATGATGGGGTATATTTACCAACAAGTACTTTAGCACAAGCTGGAGTTAGTGCAGCTGGTTTGCATTTTAATAAACAAGGAATAAATCCAGTTCCCGGAACTTTTGGCTCTAGAACAACTTATTCTGATGTAGTTACTAATAATCAAGAAGATAATAGATTAGTTAATTTTTATGAGGACAAAACCTTATCAGTATCAGTAGGAGACATTTGGAGTTATGGAGGAGGTCCGGGTTCAGTATTAGGAATAGGACCAACACATATCAGATTTGCAGATCAAAGAACTGGTATTAATAACCCATACTTTAAAGATAAAAAGGATTTTTTTACTGGAAAGCATGTAATAGATGCTAGTAGAAACAAAACCTACTTTTCTTTAGGAGAAAACAAAAACATCCCCTCAACTCCTTATGATCAATTTCTTAGATTTACTAGATCGGGTTCATTTACAGTAAGTAATTTGTATGAATATAATCAAAATTTAATTTATAACGAAATACAAGAGTTTACTAATATAGGTAGAACCCAACCTGGTGGAATAACTGGGATAGTTACAGTAGGAATCAACGATAATGCATTATCCTATGATGAAATAAATACAATGGCTCTTGATAGTTCTATATATTCTAATGGAAATATGTTAGACTTTAGAACTATTCTTAGAAATAATATTATTACTAATAATAGTCTTGTTAAAAAATCTACAGTAATGTCAGATGCTCCTAATTATTTAACTCAAAATATTGAAACTCGAGTTAATATAGGAGGAACAGAATTTCAAGGTCCTGGCTATAAGGCAGGTAAGAATTTATATTCATATACAAATGGTTCAGGAATAGGTCCAATAGATAGAATAAATGCCCATCCAATATATTATAGTGAAAATGTTAATAGAAATGGCAACGGAAATGATCCACTTCATGCTCCTATAAATGATTTAGTAAAATTTAGAATAGCATCAATTAATGCTGGTTCGCCTACAAAAAAAACATTTATGCATTTTAGGGCATTTTTAAATTCAATCACTGATAATTATAGTGCAGCCTGGAATCCATATAATTATGTGGGAAGAGGTGAAAAATTTTATTCTTATGGTGGATTTGATAGAACTTTAACTTTATCATGGACCGTAGCTGCCCAATCAAGAGAGGAATTATCTCCAATGTATAAAAAATTAAATTATTTAGCTTCAACATTAGCTCCTAGTTATAGTCCAAGTGGATATATGCGTGGGCCGTTAGTACAATTAACAATTGGAGGATATGTTTATGAACAAGTTGGATTTATAACGGGTTTAACATTTGAAATTGGTGAGGATTCACCTTGGGAAATAGGAATTACAGATAAAGGGATTAATACGGCAACAGATGAATATGATAGTAGAGTTAAAGAATTACCTCATTATATTAAAGTAAGTAGTTTTAACTTTACACCAATTCATGATTTTGTACCTAAAACTCAAAATAAAAAAAATTGGAATGGTCCAAGTAGATTTATAGCACTATCTGATGGAGGCGATAATAATTTATATGATAAAACTGGAGCATTAGAACGCAAACCGTATACCGGAGATTATATAGGTAAAAGACTAGAAGAGGAAATTATTGATCTTCCCACAAGATCAAACCCACTATCTGATCAACCAACAATAAGAGGATTAGATGGACTTCCAATAGCATAAATATGAATAGATATCAAGACATACCCCAAACAAAAATAGATGGTAAAGTAGTTTATAAAACTTCTCGCTATCCTGAAATACCTTTGTCCCCTGATGATATTTATGTATATACAGTACAAGGAGATAGGTTTGATATTTTAGCACAGCAATTTTACCAAGATAGTTCATTATGGTGGGTAATATCAATAGCAAATGCTAGCATTTTAAACCAAAGTTCATTAGTAATCCCTGGAGGTATACAAATCCGAATTCCTGCCTCTTATATAGATGTTATAAGAAGCTTCAATTCAATAAATCAGTAGTTATGAATATTGTAGGAGAAAATTTTCCAAAAGAAATAGTAGAACAAATAAATCTAAGGCAAACTAAGTTAGGTTCATCACATAGAGATAATGAGTTATTAAGTTGGATGAATTCTAAAACAGGTTGGGTAAGATTAGTCTCGTCTGTAGATGTTAATCAAGAAATTAACCCCCGAAAAATTTTAGATGGATTAAGAGGGGATGGAGAATCAGCATTAGCTAAACAATATGTTTTATTTGGGGGAGTTACCAAATATACCCCAAATGCAGACCTAGAAATGGCAGCTACAGTAACTCAAAGATCAGGAATTGCAAGGGATGGTTCCGTTCATAATATGGGAGCGTATGGATTGGGAGGTCTAGATTATGGACTAAGCCCAATGCCTGGTATAGTAAGTGCAAACATAAAAACAGAAAATAGAGGATCATTAAGAACTTCTACAATTAATATAAAAGCATATAATCGAAAACAATTTGATATTATTGATTTATTATATCTTAGATTAGGATATACGGTTTTATTAGAGTGGGGACATAGTATGTTTTATACTAATGAGGGAAAATTAAAAACAGATGTTAGTGGTGGTGCAACTTTAGAAAGTTTATTTTTAACAGGTAAAGATAAAACAGGAGCACCTATAGATTATAATTCTTTATTACCCTTAATAGATATAAGAAGAAAACAACTTTTTGGTAATTATGATGCGGTTTTAGGAAAAGTTGTAAATTATAGTTGGACTATAAATAAAGATTTAAGTTATGACATAACATTAACTGTTAGAAGCATTGGTGATGTTATAGAATCACTTAAAATGAATACTTCTTTAGGGAATATTAAAAGTGATATAAAGGTAGATAGTGCTGATGATACATCTGGAACCAAACCTGAAAATAATGCAGAAGCACTTGAAGCATATGCAAAAAAATCTACAATGGGGCAACATTTTTACGATTTAATGAAAAGATTAGGGAGTGAAGAGGTTAGTGGAACTGAGGCTAATTATGGTCAAATACCATGGATTAAGAAAAAAGAACATGCATTTTGGTGGGATACTCATCCCCAAAATAGTATATATTATATACGACTAGGATACTTACTTGATTGGATTAAACAAAATTTAATTCTCCAAACTCAGAAAAACAATGTAAAAACCCCTATTATAAAAATAAACACTGATCCAAAAACAAATATTATTCATCTAGAACAAAGACAAATAATTACTGATCCAACAATATGTGTTTTTAAAACTACTATAGTTAATCCACTATTGGGTATAACAAATACTTCATTACCTACAACTTTAAATGAAACTACAGGTACAGAATTAGATGATGCTACAAGTAACGTTGACAATATTTTAAATAACAGAGCATTTATAAATGAAGAAGGAAAGTTAAAAGACACAAATGAAATATCAAAACTTATAAATAATACTTATGGGAAATATAATATAAATAGTGGAGGGGTTGTAAGTTTTGAAGGAAATGTGATAAAAATTATAAATGCCCAAAATGAAGGAGATATAACAACTAATGAAAAATTTATACAATTAAGTGACGTACTTAATGATCCTGTCATTTCTAATTTTGAACAGGTTAGATCTTTTATTAAAGCTAATATTACCCAACCTAAAGCAGTAACTCAAGCTGTACAGGCTGCAGAAGAACCACTATCATATTCTGTACGTGAAATGTTTTTAGAAGGTGAATTTATTGAAAATAACAATCGTTATCTTTATTTAATGAATGTGTATTTCAATATGAATTGGATTTTATCTAAAATAGATTCAACAATTGACAGTGAAGGAAATATAATATTATTAGATTTCTTACAATCATTATGCGACGGATTTTCAGAAGCTACTTGTTATTATAATAAATTAACTCCAACCATAAACGAAAACACTGAAATAATTTTTATAGATGAAATAGGTCTTCCTGATAGAGATGCGTTTTTAGCAAAACCAGATTTTAAAGACAAAGCAGTTCAAACAACTGGAGATGGTGTAAATTTAGCTAAATTTAATATGTTTGGATATAAAGAAAGTGGAGGACAAGCTAGCTTTATTAGAGATTTTTCAATGAAAACTGAAATCCCAGCAAGTTTTGCAACCATGATAACAGTAGGAGCTCAAGCTAATGGGTTAGTTGTTGGGGAAGATGCTACATGTTTATCTAAAATGAATTATGGTTTAACAGATAGAATGAAGCCTGAAATAATAGACGCAAACATAGATTCAACAGTTAGTGGAGGTCAACAGTTAATTAATAATTTTTATGATAGTGTAATTCCTATTACTCCAACAGTTATTGAATTTTTAAAAACAGTATATGGTGAGCAAGATCTAGGCAACCCTGATTTAATAGATAGTATGAAAAATATAGGAAAAGATTTAGTAAAACTAAATAAAACTATAAACTCTATCAATCAAGCAATTGCAACAACAGAAGACAAATCTAAAAACCCATATAAATCATCACCAGGAAATGGTTTTATTCCCTTTAACCTCCAACTAACAATGGATGGACTCTCAGGATTTAAAATCTATCAAAAATATACCTCAGAACAAGAATTTTTGCCAACAAATTATGCCGAAAGTTTAGATTTTATTATTAAAGGAATAACACAGAATATAGAAAACAATCAGTGGACTACTGTAATAGAATCTTTTGGAATGCCTAAAAACCCAATAGGAAGTGGATATATTAGTCCACCTACACCACCACTTACTGCAACTTCAACTAATACCGGAGCTGCTAGGGCACCAAGAGATATTGCACAACAAAGCGTCGATGGATGTATGACAAAATACCCTGAATTTAAATTTGATGATCCTCGTCCAAGAGCTAATATTTTACCTTATAAAGATGCTGTTAATTATTTAAAAAAGAAATATGGTGATGATTTAGGTAAAGCGGTTTTTGCTGTATTATTTGCCGAAGCTAGAAAAGAAGGAAATGCATTTGTATCAGCTGGGGGGTTTAACTATGCTGGTGTGCAAACAGATAGTGGAAGATGGTCAGCTCCGGGAATTATAGGACAATATTGTCGTGTTGATAGTGGAGGTGTAAAAAGAGCATTTGCTATATTTGCTAGTAATGAATCATTTTTAGATTTTATGGCTAGTAGAATAAAAGCCAAAGGACTTTCAGGAATCAATGCCGATATTTGGACCCAGAATTATATTAATAAATGGTGGAGTCCAGCAGCGAAAGCATCTTATACTAAAGGAACACCAACATATAATAGTAAAGTAGCAATATTTAACTCAGCTTTAAAACGATATAATAACACAGCATAATGTATTACCCACTATCTCAAATACAAACTAATTTATATGCTAATGATGGATTTGCTATTAAATCCACAGGTGAATTATATTCCGGTTATTATTGGAAAAACTCATCAGGACAGTATTTTACAGGTAAAACACCCCAAGATACTCCAACTCAAGAACTAATAATAGCACCTTCTACACCGGGGGGACCTAACCCTAATTCTATAAATTTTGATCCTGCAACTTATATAGAATATGCTTCATTTAGTAACGAAGTAACAGATTATAATACCATTAAAGATATTATATATTCTCAGGTTTTAATTCCAACCCAAAACATAACACTCCCAACCATCCAAGATTATCAAGTTGGTGAATTTAGAAGATATTTTTGTAAAAAAACAAACGAGCTAATATATATAGAAATTGATAAATCTACTTACGATAAATTAGTAAGCAAAAATCCTCAAATTATGTGGCAGTTATATACCCCCATTAATTTAGCATGGCAAATATCGGGAAATAAAGAAAAAGTAGCTACAACTAATAAAAATATAGTGTTACTAGCCATGCAAAGGCAAAACTTATCCCGATTTGATGAATACTTAAAATATGATTATACTAAATATTTTCAATAATTTGGTACTTTAACCCCCCTTTAATATATTTATATAAAACAATCAAAAACAAAATGAACCCAACAGAATTTAAAAAACTAATCCGAGAAGAAGTACGTAAAGTATTAAAAGAAGAAAAACCAACCAATGATATGGTTAAAGAATTTTGGAGCATAATGGTTGAAAATCAACCTGAAGATGTAATCCGGATTTTAGTTGGATTAACTGATGGTAGTTTACCATTTTCTAAATTTAGTTCAGATGTAGCAAATGATGTTTATGATTCATTCTCGGATGAATTATATGATGACGAAGACGAAGATTAAAAACAATCAAAAACAAAAACATACGGAACTTAGGACCCGTTATAGTTACCCAACAGGTGACAAATCCGAACAAAGTATCGCTACCTAGTTCGGATTTCCTTTTTCATCAAGAATATTTGGTTATCTGAGGTAATTATATTATCATTATCAGAATAAAGGTTATAAAGTATGTTTTATATTATTGAGAATTATGAACAATTAAAGGAATTTTACTACAAGGAAATTGAAGAGGCATTTGTAGAAATAATTCCATTTAATGATTATATTCATCCAACAATAAACAATGTATCCTTAATTTATATTAGACCAATAAACGATAATAAAGGTTATATATTGTGTGTAGAACATAATGATACATTACAATTAAGTATAAACGCTATATCAACGATTCTTAACAAGATCAATAAAATATATGTACGAGATAAGAAAGAGTTTTTACACTACCTTATACACCCGAATATAGTTGATATCACGTTAGAACATATTTATGAGAGGCCCACAACCTCTGCTCATGATTATTTTTATCGTAATTATCAACATATTGATGATCTTAATAAAATTGTACCTATATCCAAACATTATGAAGTTTGTGAAAAAATATTTAACGATCTAAAAGAAAAAATAAATGAACCAATTAACTTATTCTATAACGATAGAGCATCCTTGGTGTTTAACGCAATTGAACGGAATGGTTTACGAATACAAAGAGAAAAATTCAAAGACCACTTCTATCATGTTGATGCCGATTACATATATAGTCAATACAACTTTAAAACAACAACAAGAAGACCAGCCAACAGATTTGGGGGTGTAAATTATGCTGCTCTGAATAAAGAAAATGGAAGCAGAGAAGTATTTATCCCAAGAAATGATAAACTAGTAGAAATAGACTTATCAGCATTCCACCCTACTCTAATTAGTAAACTTATGGATTATGACTTCGGAGATAAGAATATATATCATGAAATTGTGGAAGAATGTAATGTAAGTTATGATGATGCCAAAAAGATAGTATTTAAAAACCTTAATGGTAATATTTTTGAAGAATACAAAAATGTAGAATTTTTCTCCCGTCTTCAACATTTCAAAGATAAATTATGGGAACAATTTCAGAATGAAGGATTTATTGAAGATAAAACAAGTGGATGGAAGTTTTACAAAGATAAATTGGAAAATATGAATCCAAATAAGCTACTAAATTATCTACTTCAGACGACTGAAACTTCAACAAATATCAACATTATATGGGATATGTTGAAAATATTAAGAGGTAAAAATACAAAACTAATACTTTTTACTTACGATGCATTTTTATTAGATTTGGATGAAGAGGAGGAAGATTTGATAGATAAAATATTGGAAATATTTAAAACATATAAATTCGATGTCAAAATTAAAACAGGTTACAATTACAATAATTTAAAATAAAATTTATGAATCAAAACTCGATTTTTGATAGTTCTATTAATATGTATAATACGACATATGATTATGACTTATACGACCCTAATATGAACATTCAAAACAAATTGTTTTGTACCTTTACTAAAGTAGATAAAATAGAGGACTTAATAGAATCGATTCAAAGTAAATATAACGTATTATACGGGAAAATATTTGCATTGCATATCAAAACTAATGACGAGTATGTATTAACATATAATATTGAACTTGGGAATTTATCTGATATCCCTGAGAACACTATCTTAGTTCATAGAAAAAAAGAAACAAATAGTTTATACTCAATAAACGCCCTAAACCAACTAATCAAAAGTCTAAACAATGGAATGTTGGATCCCCAATTCTTAATAGACTGGAACAACTATAGAAATTGTATTTTGTTAACTCAACAGGGTGAATTAAAAAGGCTAGATACTAAAATTTATAAGATCATTAGTCTGTAGATATAAATAAATTCAATGATAAAACTTTTAGACCTCTTACGCGAAGAAAAGCTTGATATCCTTAAACCTAGACGCTCTGGGGAAGAACGTCAACAAAATTTTGCAATCGCTACTCAAAAAAAGATTGAGCAATATATAAAGGATGGCGGAAAAGGTGATCTTGATTTAGAAAATACCCCAATTACATCATTACCAAATGATCTAACAGTTGGCAGTGATCTTAATTTAATAAATACTCCAATTTCCTTACTACCAAATGGTTTAACGGTTGGCGGTAATCTTGATTTAAGATATACTCTAATTTCTTCATTACCAAATAGTCTAAAGGTTAGAGGTTCTCTTGATTTAAGATATACTCTAATTTCTTCATTACCAAATGGTCTAAAGATTGAAGGTTATCTTACTTTAGATAATACCAAAATTACCTCATTACCAAATGGTTTAACAGTTGGCGGTAATCTTACTTTAGGAAATACCCCAATTACATCATTACCAAATGATTTAAAGGTTGAGGGTGATCTTTATTTAGAAAATACTCCAATAAGTAAAAAATATTCTAGGGAAGAAATTAAAAAAATGGTTCCCGGAGTAAAAGGTAATATTTATACATAGACATAACCAACTAATGATAAAACTTTTAGACCTTTTACGCGAAGAGAAGCTTGATATCCTTAAACCTAGGCGCTCTGGGGAAGAACGTCAACAAAATTTTGCAATTGCTACTCAAAAAAAGATTGAGCAGTATATGAAAGATGGAGGAAAAGGTAATCTCGATTTAGAAAATACCCCAATTACTACATTACCTAATGGTCTAAAGGTTGATGGCTATCTTAATTTATATGGTACCAAAATTACATCATTACCAAATGGTTTAACGGTTGGAGGTGATCTTTATCTATCCAATACCCCAATTACCACATTGTCAAATGGTTTAACGGTTGGAGGTGATCTTGATTTATATGGTACCAAAATTACATCATTGCCAAATGATTTAACGGTTGGTGGCTATCTTTATTTAAGAAATACTCCAATTACATCATTACCAAATGGTTTAACGGTTGGTGGCCATCTTGATTTAAGAAATACTAAAATTACCTCATTGCCAAATGGTCTAAAGGTTGGCGGTCATCTTGATTTATCCAATACTCCAATTACATCATTACCAAATGGTTTAACGGTTGGAGGTTACCTTTATTTAGAAAATACTCCAATAAGTAAAAAATATTCTAAGGAAGAAATTAAAAAAATGGTTCCCGGAGTAAAAGGTAATATTTATATATAAAAGTTTTCCTCCCAATAAAAATATTTGGCTTCCCAAAAATAGGTTATTACATTAAATATATTATAAACAAAAAAAAAGTTATTAAACATGGATTTAAACACAATTAGACAAAAGCTTTCTAATATGAATTCAAAGAACAACAAAGGTGGTTCTAAAGTGGATTACGAAAAATTATATTGGAAACCAGCTATTGGAAAACAAACAATTAGAATTGTTCCTTCCAAATTCGACGACAAATCACCATTTAAAGAATTATTCTTTTATTATGGTATTGGAAACAAAATGATGCTTTCTCCACTTTCTTGGGGTGAAAAAGATCCAATTGCTGAATTCGTAAAACAATTACGTAAATCAAGCGACAAAGAAGATTGGAGATTAGCTAAAAAATTAGAACCGAAGTTAAGAGTATTCGCTCCTGTAATTGTACGTGGTGAAGAAGATAAAGGAGTTCGTTTATGGCAATTTGGTAAAGAAGTGTATATGGAATTCTTATCAATGGCTGACGATGAAGACATTCAGGACTTTACTGATGTTGCAGAAGGAAGAGATTTTACAGTAGATACAGTAGGACCAGATACTACAGGAACCGCTTATAATAAATCATCAATCCGTCCTAAAACCAAAATTTCTCCTCTATCTTCAACTAAGGAAGAAATTGAAAAATACCTAAACAACCAACCTGATCCATCTGAAGCGTTTAAACGTTATACATTTGATGAAATGAAAAGTGCATTGCAAAGTTGGTTAGCACCTGATGAAGAAAGTGGAGAGGAGGAAGAAGAAGAAGAAGTAATTCCACCAACCACAGATTTACCTTGGGACAAACCTACAGTAAAATCTAAAACATCACCAAATTACACATTATCTACTACTAAAAAAGATAATAAGTCAAAATTTGATGATCTGTTTGAAAAAGACTAATAACAATTAGGGGGGTGATTTAGCCCCCCATTTAAAACCAAAAATTTATGGCAAAAACAAAAAAGTCGCTTACAGAAGCGGTAGGGGAAGAACTTAAGTCAAAATTCTCATTAGATAAATTTAAGGAGAAGAAGGGATTAGATAATAATGTAAAATTTAAGGAACAACAGTTCATCCCATTTAGCAAATCTATTAAAGATGCTCTTTCTATAGACGGGATTCCTATGGGTCATCTAACTATAGCTAGAGGAAGATCAGACTCAGGTAAAACAACATTATTAATTGAAACAGCTATAAATGCTCAAAAACAAGGCATCCTCCCCATATTCATAATAACTGAAATGAAGTGGGATTTTGAACACGCTATTCAGATGGGATTTGAGTTAAATAGAATAGTAGACCCTGAAGATCCAACAAACATAAATTATGAAGGTTTTTTTATGTATGTAGATAGATCAACGATTAATGTTATAGAAGATGTATCAGCATTTATATTGGATATATTAGATGAACAAAAGAAAGGGAATTTACCTTATGATCTTTGTTTTTTATGGGATTCAGTTGGTTCAATTCCATGTAAACTAAGTGTTGAAGCCAAAAGTAATAACCCTCAATGGAATGCAGGAGCTATGGCTACTCAATTTGGTAATTTTGTAAATCAAAAATTTACAATGTCTCGTAAATCTAATTACCCTTATACAAACACATTCTTTGTTATTAATAAAGTAGGAGTACAACCAGCTGAATCACCTATGGGAAGACCAAAAATGACAAATAAGGGGGGAGATGCTATGTATTGGGATGCAACTTTAGTAATCACATTCGGTAATATAACTAATAGCGGAACATCTAAAATCAAAGCTGTTAAAGATAAAAAGAACGTAGAATTTGCTAAAAGAACAAAAATATCAATAGATAAAATCCACACAGGAATAGGAGTAGCTACTCAATCAACAGTAATTGTTACCCCTCATGGTTTTATTCCTGACACTGATAATTCAATAGCTAAGTATAAAAAGGAAAATTCGAAGAATTGGTTTGAAGGCTCGGATGGAGATATAACAATAGTTGAAGATTTAAGCGAATGGGAGGAAAGTGGGAATATTTCGGATATATTAGAATCTATTAAAGAATAGTATGAAAAATAAAAATTTACTTAAACTCTTGAATGAAGTCCAAGAAAACACAGACTCAGTTTTTAATAAACATGAAAGAGTACTATTAATCGATGGTCTTAATCTATTTTTTAGAAATTTTGCGATTTTAAATTTAATAAATAGTAATGGAGTTCATATCGGGGGTTTAGGTGGTTTTCTTAGATCATTAGGAACATTAGTCAAAGAAATAAAACCTACATCAATATATGTTGTTTTTGATGGTCCTGGATCTTCAGCTAGTCGAAAAAATATGATTCCTGAATATAAATCAAGTCGAAACATTAATAGGATTACAAATTGGGATATTTTTGATGATATCGAGGAAGAACATGATTCTAAAATTAATCAAATAGTACGTTTAATGCATTATTTAAAATGCTTGCCTGTTAAAGTATTAAGTATTCCTAAAGTAGAAGCAGATGATATTTTAGCTTGTTTAAGTCAACAAATATCATCAAACCCAAATAATAAATCATTCATAGTATCCGCAGATAAAGACTTCCTCCAGCTAGTCACTAATAACATTACAGTTTATCGTCCCGTTGAAAAAGAATATTATACGCCACAGACTGTAATTGATAAGTTTCAACTCACACCCCACAATTTTATCCTACAGAAAACACTACTTGGAGACAATTCAGATAATGTTAAAGGAATTAAGGGATTAGGTGAAAAGGGGCTTTTGAAAAAATTCCCGGAATTAAAAGAAAGAAATTTATCACTTCAAGATATATTTGATATATGTGAGGAAAAACTTAAAGACCATGTTGTATATGCTCGAATATTAATGGAGCGAAATGAGATAGAGAGCAAATATAAAGTTATGGATCTAAGTAAACCTTTAGTAAGTGAACAGGATATAGAAGATCTACAATCAATAATTGAAGATGATGAATTATATTTTGAGCCTGAAGAATTCATACGAATGTATAATGAAGATGAATTAGGGAAAATAATTAAAAATGTAGATTTTTGGATTAAAGAAAATTTTTTATATTTAAAATAATAAAATAAAAGTTATGACAACAACAAGATTAAATTCTTTAGAGGAATATGGGCCCTCTTTCCAAACTAAAGTAATATCTTCACTATTAACACATAAAAAATTTTTACTATCAATACATGATGTCTTAACTGATGAATATTTTAGTACACAAGCATCAAAATGGATTGTAGGTCAAATTTTAAGATATTATAGTGAGTATCACTGCCCACCAACAATGGAAGTTCTAAAAGTAGAAATGAAGAAGATAACAAACGATGTACTTCAAATTGCTATCAAAGAACAATTAAAACAATCTTATTCAGCATCTGAAGATGATTTAGAGTATATTGAGAATGAATTCTCGGGCTTCTGTAAAAATCAACAACTAAAAAGAGCATTATTAGATTCAGTAGACTTACTTAAGGGTGGAGAGTACGATTCTATTAGATTTCTAATTGATAGTGCTCTTAAAGCAGGACAAGACAAAAATATAGGTCATGAATACGATAAAGATACTGAATCTAGGTATCGTGAAGATAATAGAGTTATTATTCCTACACCTTGGGATAAAATAAATGAACTAATACAAGGTGGATTAGGAAATGGAGATTTTGGTTTAGTATTTGGTAATCCTGGAGGTGGTAAATCATGGGCTTTAGTAGCATTAGGTGGATGTGCTGTTCAATTAGGATATAATGTAGTACATTATACTTTAGAATTAGGAGAAGATTATGTTGGTAAAAGATATGATGCTTTCTTTACAGGTATTCCTGTAGATAAACTTAAAAACTTCAAATCAAAAGTCCAAGAAACAATAACTGAACTCCCAGGTAAGTTAATTATAAAAGAATATATCCCAGGAAAGGCTAGTATTTCTACTTTAGAGAGCCACATTAAAAAGTGTGAGGATTTAGGTTTTAAAACTGATTTAATTATTATAGATTATGTTGACTTACTTTCGTCAAAAAGAAAAAATAGGGAGAGAAAAGAGGAAATTGATGATATTTATATCAGTACTAAAGGATTAGCTCGAGAATTAAATTTACCTGTATGGTCAGTATCACAGGTTAATAGAACAGGAGCTAAAGAAAATATTATAGAAGGCACAGCAGCGGCCGGAAGTTATGATAAAATTATGATTTCTGATCTATGCTTAACCCTCTCAAGAAAAAAAGAAGACAAAGTTAACGGAACCGGTAGGATTCACGTTATGAAAAATAGATATGGAGCGGATGGTATGACTTATAATGCCAAGATAGACACATCTAGAGGATATATAGAAATTGAAGATGAATATAATGAGGATGATGATGAAGACACTAAACCAGCCGTTAAAAAGTTTGATAGTGACTTTGATAAATTTGATAAACAGCTTTTAAAAAATAAATTTTTCGAATTAAATAACAAATAAAATAAATGAACACAGAAACCCGAATCCTATCCGAAGTTACTACTTACCTTAAATACTCTAAGTATGTCCCAGATTTTCAAAGAAGAGAAACATGGGAAGAACTAGTAACAAGAAACAAGCAAATGCATCAAGGTAAATTTTCTCAATTACATGATGAAATAGAAGAAGCATACAAATTGGTATATGATAAAAAAGTATTACCATCCATGAGAAGCTTACAATTTGCTGGAAAGCCCATTGAACTAAACAATTCTCGCATTTTTAACTGTTCATATATGCCTATTGATAATTGGAGAGCATTTAGCGAAATTATGTTTCTATTATTATCAGGATGTGGAGTAGGTTATAGTGTTCAACTTCATCACGTAGAATCTCTTCCTGAGATTACAATTCCTATTAAACATAAACGTTATTTAGTAGGTGATAGTATTGAAGGATGGGCAGACGCTATTCGAATGTTATGTAAAGCATATTTTAATGGAGGATCTCTTCCAAAGTTTGACTTTAGAGATATTAGACCAAAAGGAGCTCAATTAATTACAGTAGGAGGAAAAGCACCAGGTCCTGAACCTTTAAAAGAATGTTTATTTCAATTACAAAAAATCCTTGACCGTAAAGGAAATGGAAGTAAATTAACATCAGTAGAAGCTCATGATATGGCATGTCATATTGCTGATGCTGTATTAAGTGGAGGAATAAGAAGAGCAGCATTAATAGCTTTATTCAATCTAAATGATGAAGATATGTTGACTTGTAAATTTGGAAATTGGTGGGAAGAAAATCCACAACGTGGACGAGCAAATAACTCAGCAGTATTATTACGTCATAAAATTGACCAAGAAGAATTCCTTAAATTATGGAAAAAAATAGAACTAAGTAATTCGGGAGAACCTGGTGTTTATTTTAGTAATGATAAAGATTGGGGTTGTAATCCATGTTGTGAGATTGCACTTAGACCTTTTCAATTTTGTAACCTTTGTGAAGTAAATGTTTCGGATATTGTAGATCAAGAGGATTTAGATAATAGAGTAAAAGTGGCAGCATTCATTGGGACTTTACAAGCAGCATATACCGATTTCCATTATTTAAGAGATATTTGGAGAAAAACAACTGAAAAAGAAGCATTACTTGGAGTTGGAATGACGGGAATAGCTTCAGGTACAGTATTAGGTTTAAATCTTAAAAAAGCAGCAGCTATAGCTAAAAATGAAAATGCTCGTATTGCAGAAATCATTGGTACTAATAAAGCGGCTCGTGTAACTACAGTAAAACCAAGTGGTACTAGTTCATTAGTATTAGGATGTAGTAGTGGTATTCATAGCTGGCATGATAAGTTCTATATTAGAAGAATTAGAATTGGAAAAAACGAACCAATATATTCGTATTTGGCTAAAAACCACCCTGAATTAGTTGAAGATGATTTCTTTAAACCAACTATCCAAGCTGTTATTTCAATTCCTCAAAAAGCACCTAATGACGCTATCATTCGTAGTGAAGAAACAGCATTGGAATTATTAGAACGTGTTAAAAAATTCAACATTGAATGGGTAAAAGAAGGTCATCGTAAAGGAGCAAACACAAATAATGTATCTGCAACTATTTCTATTAAACCTGAAGAATGGAGTGAAGTAGGAGAATGGATGTGGGAAAATAAAAACACATTTAACGGATTATCAGTATTGCCTTTCTCAGATCATACTTATATACAAGCCCCTTTTGAGACCATTACCGAAGAACAATTTAATGAAATGGTACAACACTTACATAATATTGATTTAAGTAGAATAGTTGAAACTGATGATTATACTGTACTAATGGAACAAGCTGCTTGTGCTGGTGCGACTTCATGCGAAATTGTGTAGAAGTCATATAAACGTCATATAAAACGTTTGGAGATTCTAAGATTTGGTCGTATATTGATGCCATAATAAAATTAAATAAAAATGGACAAAGATCAAGAAAAACAACCAGTACAGTATGAACAACAAACACCATACGAACAAGAAGAATTTGATGAAATAATCAAACAACACGAATCTAACTGTGAAGATTCAGAAACAGGACTTCAATATTATGAGCTCATCAAATCCATTAATTATAACTAATGGTTACAAGAGAAGACATATTGAAAGAATACAACATACATGTATCTTTTAAAGCACCACCAAAACCAGATCGATTGAATTTTAACAAATTTTATTGGTGGAGAAGATACCCTGTTTCTAAATCACTTGATAAACACTATTCGTTTGCATCAAAAATAAATCATGGTGATTTTAATTATTCACCATATGCATTTCAAATTTCATACGAAGAGCAGTGGCTTGCAGACGAAGTTGCTAAGCTTAGAAATACTATTCAAAATTGGGGAGTTCTTAAAGAAAAAGAAAACGAATTACGTTCTATGTGTAATAAAAGGATTCGAAAACTCCAAGATGACTTTACAAAAGATGAAAGGGAAAGAATGCATTCATTCAAGGAACATCTTAAAAAAGAATGTGGTGGTACTATAGAACAAGTTTCTGAATTTGTTGATGATTTAGCAGAGGGAACTTTATTAGAAGTAGTTGAGCAATATAAAACATATTTAAGAAATAAAAAACATGAAAAAGTTGATAAGTTTTTCTCAATCTTTAACTAAGAGATTGAATGGTTGGGTGTGGAACAATATAGGATGGAAAATGAGGGACATATATAGATCCATACGAAATTTAATAAGGTGGTTTCCTATTATCTGGAAAGATAGAGATTGGGATTCTCATTACATCTTTGAAATATTAAAAGCAAAGCTACAAAACCAAGCAAAATATATTGGGGATCAAGACCGTCACACCCGAGCTAAAAGGGATGCTCAAATTATGACCACTTGTGTTCGCTTAATAGAAAAGGTACAAGATGAAGACTATTCTATGGAATATATGGATTATGAAGATAGGATTTTTGATTTTATACTATCACCTACCCAACCTGGATTATACGAACTACATC